TCGGGCGCGACGCATCCAGTATTAGCAGAAGCTGTTACACAGTTTCAAGCTTTAGCTTATAAAGAATTATTACCAGCAGAGGGACCTGTTAGAACTCAAATCATAGGTATGCCTACACCAGATAAAGAAGCTCAGTCAACAAGAGTAAAAGAATTTATGAATTATCAAATTATGTCTGAGATGAAAGAGTATGAAGCAGAGTTTGATCAAATGTTATTTTACTTACCACTTGCAGGTTCAGCATTTAAAAAAGTTTATTATGATGAACTTATGGAAAGAGCTGTTTCAAAATTTGTACCAGCAGACGATATCGTTGTGCCATATACTGCAACATCATTAGATGATTGTGAATCTGTAATACACAGAGTGCGTATGACAGAAAACGAATTAAGAAAACAACAAGTCGGAGGATTTTATAGAGACATAGAAATTAATCCTGCATATATGGATGAGACTGCTTCTGAAAAAGCAGAAAGAGAATTGGACGGAACATCGAGAGGCAGGGATCAAAGAATGTATACACTTTTAGAATGCCACGTTAACTTAGACTTAGAAGGATTTGAAGATACAGGTCAAGACGGCGAGCCAACAGGAATTAAACTACCCTATATTGTAACAGTTGAAGAGGGAACTAGAAAAGTATTATCGATTAGAAGAAACTATGAAGTAAGTGATGCAATGAAAAATAAAATTAATTATTTTGTGCATTTTAAATTTTTACCTGGTTTAGGATTTTACGGTTTTGGTTTGACTCACATGATAGGTGGATTGTCAAGAACAGCAACAGCAGCATTAAGACAATTGCTCGACGCTGGAACCTTGTCTAACTTACCCGCTGGTTTTAAAATGCGTGGTATTAAAATGAGAGACGAGGCGCAATCTATTCAACCTGGTGAGTTTAGAGATGTCGATGCACCTGGAGGAAACTTACGAGATGCATTTATGACATTACCATTTAAAGAACCTTCGGGGACTTTATTACAACTCATGGGTGTCGTGGTACAAGCAGGGCAAAGATTTGCATCTATTGCTGATCTGCAAGTAGGAGACGGGAACCAACAAGCAGCAGTGGGCACGACAGTGGCTATGTTGGAACGAGGATCGCGAGTAATGTCTGCGATCCACAAAAGAATGTACGCCGCGATGAAAAAAGAATTTACAATTTTAGCTAGAGTATTTAAATTATACCTACCTCCAGTTTACCCCTATGATGTTATAGGTGGACAAAATCAAATTAAACAAACTGATTTTGACGACCGTGTAGACATCTTACCAGTTGCAGATCCAAACATCTTTAGCCAGACTCAAAGGATCTCTTTAGCTCAAACAGAAATGCAATTGGCTGCCTCAAACCCTCAAATACATAACCAGTACGAAGTATATCGTAATATGTACGAGGCATTGGGGGTAAAAGACATTGATTTAATATTAAAAAGACCTCCACAACCAACACCAAAAGACCCAGCGTTAGAACATATTGATGCTTTAGCAGGTAAACCTTTTCAAGCTTTCCCTGGTCAAGATCACAGAGCACACATTACATCTCACTTAAACTTTATGAATACAAATATGGTAAAAAATGCACCTGCTGTTAACGGTGTTTTAGAAAAAAATATACTTGAACACATAAGTTTAATGGCACAAGAACAAATTGAGTTAGAATTTAGGGAAGAGTTACAACAATTACAACAAATGTTGCCTATGTTGCAAAATCCACAAGCCATGATGCAGAACCCTAACCTACAAAATCAAATTCAAATGATGCAACAGAAGATAGAATCTAGAAAAGCAGTGTTAATTTCTGAAATGATGGAAGAATTTGCTAAAGAAGAGAAAAAAATTACTGGAGATTTTGGTAATGACCCTATTGCTAAATTAAAAGCAAGAGAATTAGACCTTCAAGCTAAAGATAATGCTAGAAAAGAGAAGGAAGGGGAGCAAAAAGCAAATCTAGACAAGATGAAAGCAATGATGAACCAATCAAACGTTGAAGAAAAGCTAGATCAGAACGAAGAGTTAGCAGAATTACGTGCTGACACTTCAATTCAAAAAACAATTCTTGGAAAAACATTACCAAACGCAAATAATGCAATTCCAAAAGTAGATATTATAAGAAAGGGTAATTAATTATGTGGTTTAGTGCACTTAAACTTGGATTAAACGCGGCAACGCATATTTATAAGAAAAAACAAGAGACGAAAATGCGTATGGCTGATGCTCAATGCATGCACGCAGAAAAAATGGCCCGAGGTGAGGAATCTTACCAAGGAAAACTTTTAGAAGCTAGACAATCAGATTGGAAGGACGAGTTCGTTTTGGTGGTGCTCACGTTGCCCATTTTGGTGATTGCGTGGGGGGTCTTCT